GTCTTTGAGAAGTTCAAAGGTCTTTCTCGATTTGAGACGACACTTCTCGATCTTTTCGGAGTTCATGATGTCCCAAGGATTGGGCATCTCAAGTTCCTCATCCAATGAGGGGCCTGGCAACGGGCCTTGACCGAGCCATCCATGTGGCGTCGTCATAACTATCTTCTTAGCAACAGCCTTCTGTTGCCAAGTGAACTTGGTATCGAACCCATAGGGGCGTTCGACTCCCATGCCACCAAGGCTTTTGGGAACGAAAAGATTTCTGCCTCGACACTCCTGGTCAATCCATGCGGAGTGTTTGCTCATGAACTGTTTGAGTAACTCGGGAGCCTTCCCGGGTAGGGCACCTTGGACGAGTCGGTTTATTGTAGAACAGAAACCTTCCTCGCGGTCCTCCTTGTCATCGGCGAGCACTTTGCTCTGGCCGAAGTAGAGACCGGTATTCAGAAACGGAATACTCCATGGCGACGACCCACAGTTGTACAGGTCGTAGTCAAAACAGGCTGAATTCGCATTGGCATAGCGCGAATGACAGTAGGCCTTGCCGGCGCTCATGTTGAGCCCGACTTTCTTTCCAATGTCTATGTGAGGTTGCCACATCGAATGCTTAGCAACGTACAACATATCGTCGCCATTGACGAGCACGCCGTTGAGCTTATACTTAAGCGGACGCGTGTCACTCTTGATGTTCTCAAGGTAGAGACCCAAGTTAGCGAGACAAAGTACAGGGAAAGACAGAATGGAACCCATAAGTTGGCCATTCGACTGATCGACCGGGTCCAACTGGACACCGTTGACTTCTGGATACTCACAGGTGTGAGGAGCGAGAACGCTCTGCCAGAGTCTCTGATCAGATTCAGGAAAGCCTGCTATCAGCCTTTTCATGATGGCAGATGAGAGCCTAGCCGACAGATTGTCTGTCGCGGCCGAGTAGTCGATTGAAAACCATTCATATCGACCCTCTCCTAGGATGCATCGGTTCTGAGCCAGATCGATCAAATCCGTCGGACACAATGGACGTCCGATCAGACGAAAGCAGTTCATTTTGCGCATTGCACCATGGAGTGCGCGCTGTAAGTCCTTACTATAATAGTACGGTACTGCTTCCCCCTTTGATATCACACGGATCTTCAAAGGTTCAATCACGGCTTGGATGGTAGCTGTGAGCCTTCGCCCATCAGTATAGAAGGAATTCGCCTCGTCCCGGATGGAGTCCCTCCAGAGCCTCTCAGCATCTGGATACTCATATTCTTCCAAGACGACGTTGTAGCGAACAACACCACCAATGACCACTTGCGGGTAGAACTTCATCCTCGCAAGCTCCGGTAACCGACGCGACCCCGTAGGCGCGTGTCTGGTATACGAACAGATAGATGGAACCTTGTTCCTGATCTCGGCCGCCTGGCCACCGCGGGATCGCGGCTGTTCGTAGCATGCACTCGTGCTCGGTGTATGCATCAACGCGTTGTCATCCCGACGTAATTCGCGTTTCATCTGTTTCTGTACCTTTCCAAGTACAGGATCCAGAACCTTCATAACGGATTCCAAGGTTTCGTCGTCAATCGGATCAACGATCTGCATTGCCTTTCGGTGCTCTTC